CGAGAAGCACGAGTACAAGATGAAGAACGGGCATCCACGGGCCGTGAAAAAGAAGATGGAGTGGGGCAGGTACGACCGCTCACTGTCCGCGAACCCCGGACCTATAGAGGAATCTACAGATTTTTAAAAAAGTTTTTTTATTTTTTAAGCAAAATAGGTGTAACTGACGTAACCGTCTTGTATATGTATGTTTTATAAGAGAAATATTGGTTACACTGAAGTTACACTTGTTTTTCTATAGGTGTAACCTGTAACCATTTTTACAAAACGATACGAGACGTACCCGCTATTCTATTTTTTTGATTTAAAAAACAAAAATCCCTGTAACTGCTATACAAACCCGCATTTCTGGAGAGCAGCATGACCAGCAAGTCCAAACGCATGGCCGAGATATTCAACAGCAGTCCTGTGGAGCCGGACAAGAAAAAGAGATCACTCGAGAAACGCCTACAGGCAGATGTGGGGACTTTGGAGGATCAGCAGAGAGCGGTTACCCCACAGCAGTGGCGCTTCATCCATGAGCTGGTGGACGGCGAGGGCAAGCAAACCCTGAAGCAGGCAGCAATCGCTGCAGGCTATCCCGAGAATAAAGCAAACAAACTGGCGCACGAGCTTACCGATCCCCGGCAGAACCCTCAGGTGGTGGCGGCCATTCAACAGTACAGAAAAGACCTAGCCGAGAAGTACGGCACCAGTTTGGACAGACACCTGCGCGACCTGCAGAACATCCGCGACGCTGCATTGGACGCCGGGAACTATGGCGCTGCTGTCACTGCAGAGTATCGCCGGGGGCAGGCACTGGGCACGATCTACGTTGATAGGAAAGAGATCAGGCACGGCACCATCGACAGCATGAGCGCGGATGAGGTGCGCCGTAAGCTTGAAGAGATCAAGGCGATGTACGGAGGCCCGCCACCGCAGCAAATCATTGACGTGACGCCTGAGGACCTCGAGGACGATCCTGAGGTAGAATCGGAGGAGCCATCTATCATTGAGCAATTCCGAGATGTCGAAAAAGCCAGAGTCAGTGCTGCATCAGAGGCTGAAGGAGAACCTGCCGAACGTAGTGATCACGAGGCTGGAGAACCGGGTGGGGCTGGGACTACCGGACTGCCTGATCGCGATCCCGAGCGCGGGTTTCGCCATGGTAGAGCTGAAGGTGGTGAGCCGGGGCCGCAAGGTCCGACTGAGTCCGCACCAAGTAGCCTTCAACCTGAAGCACGGGATGATGGGGATGCCAGCGTGGATTCTGGTCCAGTATCATCCGAAGGGCACCACCAAACGCACTGAGATCGAACTGAGGCTCTATCACGGCAGCCAAGTGGTAGACCTAGTCGATAAGGGAATAGACGTGCCAGCGGTCCTCAGGTGGCCTCTACCGGGCATTGACTGGGACAGGCTGAGAAAGCAGCTGACAGAGCCGTATAACAACAGCTGATCCATTTATTGCCACCAAAGTTCCATTTTTCTGCCAGCCTATGCCATTTTTATTAAACCGGGAAAAGAGGGCCTCTTTTCCCCCAGCCCCAGATTTTTGGCGCTTTTTGCTCAATTTTTGACCAGCTGGCCCAATTTTCCGTGGTCCGAGGTCCCCGGCCCCCGGACCCCCCGACCACAACATGTAGTGGTTACCCCCGGATCGTGGCGCTCGAAACAGCTAAGTGCTTGATTTCTAACGAATCACTATTTCCGGTAAACGATATTACCGGAAATAGCGGGTCCCTTTTGGCCGATTTGATCCGGGGACCGGGCGCTCGCTCGCACGATCCGGCGATTTTGCGCCACGGCGCGGCAGCGGGCGCTATGGCCAGATTTCATACAAATAATTCTGGCCAAAACGAAAATGGGCATAAGTGTTTCATGTGAAACATATTGAAACCCACCCCCTTTGTCTGGAAAATCAAACCCGCAAAAAATTTTTGCAAAATTCAAACGAAAACGGACCCTATGCAAGCAGCTCAAATACCTCCTGAAGTACAAGCAGAGCAATTAAAGCTAGAACTCAGGCTGGCGTTGCTAGAAGCCCAGCAGCATGGGCGGGACTCTTTTCTCGGGTTCTCTCGATATGTCTGGCCTGACGCAATAATCAGCAGCCATCACGAGAAAATGGCGTCAGCTTTCGACCGTATAGCCGACGGCACCCTGAAGCGCCTGATAATCAACATGCCGCCCAGACACACGAAGTCTGAGTTTGCTTCTTACCTGCTCCCGGCTTACATCATGGGCCGTAAGCCACAGACCAAAATCATTCAGGCAACGCACACAGGAGAACTAGCTGTCCGTTTTGGCCGGAAAGTCCGTAACCTGATGGAGCTGGACACCTATCAGCAGCTCTTTGAGAAGGTGCAGCTCAAGGCAGACAGCAAGGCTGCAGGCCGCTGGGACACGAACCATGGCGGGGAATACTTCGCTGTCGGTGTGGGTGGTGCGATGACAGGCCGTGGTGCGGACCTTCTGATTATCGACGACCCGCACTCGGAGCAGGACGCCCAGTCCCAGCTGGCGCTAGACAATGCGTGGGAGTGGTACACCTCTGGACCCCGGTCCCGACTGCAGCCCGGTGGTGCGGTAGTCATTGTAATGACCCGCTGGGGCACGAAAGACCTCACTGCACGCCTGATCAAGGCCCAGACCTCACACAACGCGGACCAGTGGGAGGTTATTGAGTTCCCTGCAATATTCAACGAGGGGGATGAGGATGAGCATCCGCTGTGGCCATCCTTCTGGAAAATGGACGAACTCAAGGCTGTCAGGGCGTCTCTGTCGGTCCAGAAGTGGAATGCCATGTACCAGCAGCGCCCGACAGCGGACGAGGGCGCGATACTCAAGCGGGAGTGGTGGCGAATCTGGGAGCATGACTATATGCCCCGGCTGGACTACATAATTCAGTCTTACGACACGGCGTATTCCAAAAAAGAGACTGCTGACTACTCTGTCATTACAACGTGGGGCGTGTTCTATCCTAGTGAAGACTCTGGCCCTAACGTGCTGCTGGTTGACGTGAGAAGGGGCCGCTGGGACTTTCCAGAGCTTAAACGCATAGCCAAGGAGCAGTACAGCTACTGGCAGCCGGATAATGTCTTGATCGAGGCCAAGGCAACAGGGACCACGCTTCAGCAGGAGCTGCGCCGGGTCGGCATACCTGTCACCATGTACTCTCCCGGCGGCAGGCGGGCCGGGCAGGATAAGATATCAAGAGCCAACTCTGTCGCGCCAATCTTGGAGTCTGGCATGGTATGGGCGCCCCATACGGACTGGTCAGAGGACCTGATCGAAGAGTGCGCGTCCTTTCCTAACGGCGACAATGACGATATGGTAGACAGCACGACGCAGGCACTCATGCGATTCCGGGCAGGCAACTTCATCTCCCTGTACTCTGACGAGGAGGACGAGCCTAAAGCCGAGGGGCTTGTGCCTGAGTATTATTGATATAGAATGGCCGAATCAATAACGAATTAAGGGGACGCCCTTATGCCCGGTCTTTCTGCTCGAGAGATGCTCTCGAAGCTGCCTTTGCGTATGGCAAACGGCGGTCCTATAAACCTAGCCCAAGAGTCTGCCCTAGATCAATCCAGAGCCTATAAGAACGCCTTAGAAAGCGGTGGTCTTGAGGGGGTTCAAGCTTACTACGCCAATCTTCGCGGTCTTGCCGACAAATACATGGCCGGGACTCTGTTTGAGGGCGACCAGCCTATAGGCGTGGATGCCTACAACGAAATGCTGAAGGCAGGTATCAGCAACACGGACCTGATAAACGCGGGCGTGGGGCAGGATGTTCTGGATAAGATATTTACCACCGCAACCGCCAACCCTGCTTTTGACGCCCCTGCTCCGGTAGAGTCTGCTTTTATGACTAACCCAGCCCTAGCGGCAGAGGCTGCTGCGCGTTCAGCAACGGGCGTGGACGGGGTAGCTTCGATACAGAAGCAAGGCCGTGAGTTTGTAGCGAATATCCAACAAGACGGGGTTACTCCTGAAGAGCAGAGGCTTTTGAGAGAGCTTGCTCTGGAGGGAGGTTTTACGACTCAGGACATACTAGCGGCGGGCGTGGACCCCAGCATCCTGTTCAACGTGCCAACACCAACACCGGACCCGATACCACCAAAGCCAGCACCAACGACGCCACCACCGGACCCATTTCCCCAGACTCAAGCGCCTTATGTCGCTCCTGAGGTCTATCAACCAATCGAGCCTCAACCTGACATTTTTGCAGCTGGGCAGCCTGCGCTAGACGAAGCTTTCAGGGCCAGCCCACCACGGACCGAGGTCACGGAGCCTATTTTCGGCGAGGACCAGCTAGTGGGCTTTGATTATCTGCCTGCTGCACAACTGCTCTCGGCCACCGGATCAGGGTTCAGCTTCACGCCACCCTCTGTCACGAGCCGTCCGAGGACGTTAATGTCCACTAACCAGCTGAATCGATTTAATCGAGGCCGTGCAGCTCAGGACCTCAGGCAAATACTAGGGCCGAATCAAACGATGTTCTTCCCAGACGCTACCGGGCAGATGCAGCAAACCACGACCTATGACCGACTCAAACCACTTCTGGATAGGACAGGTAGCTATGGCGGGGGCCTGTCCCGATCTCAGCTGTTTAATTTAGTCAGACAGCAAAATGCACAGGATCAAGCCACCTTGGCGGCTATGCAGCCCAAGCTAGGCGGGGCACAGGGAGCGAGAAGAACGGGGTCCATACAGGACTACATTGCCTTAAACCCTGACGTGGCTGCAGATTTTCAGACGCAGGTAGATGAGGGCAGGCTGTCCTCTGACATGACCCTTGAGCAGTTTGCCACAAACCACTACAACAACTTTGGTCTGAGGGAGATGGCAGCAGGCACCAGAGCGCCGTTTAGTCTGACCAGCGGATTTACGGGTGCCACAGGAGGAGTGAACGCTCCCTTACAGACCAGAGACCTCAGGGACACAACCATGGGCAGTAGGTTCTTTGCGGAGGGCGGTTTAGCAAAAAAGCCTGAAGGGTACGCTAACGGCGGGAGCGTGCCCGAAACTGACTTTGATGCGCTGCAGCGACAGTTAGAAGAGCTGGACAAGATTGACCAGCAGTCTCAGCCCCCGGTCCAAGCACCAAGCGACACGGATCAAGAAGCACGGACAGAAAGCCGGGGCATGTTGGACAGACTCAATCAGGGCCTTTTCGAGAAGGTGACTAAGCCCGTATTGGGTTCGGCGTTGGACATGACCGTGGGCCTTGGTGATCTAGCCCAGCTGGGCATTAAGAAGGGCGCGGAAGCTTTGGGCATGGACCCGAAACCTTTTGTCCCTGTATCACAGCGACTGCAGGAGAGCGCGGGTGTGGAGGGCTATGACCCATACTCTCCAGCTGCAATCGCTACTCAGATACTTCCTTTTGCTCGAGCCAGACAAGCAGGGACCGTGGCGGCCACGGAGCTAGGGCGATTGTTCCCCAGTCTAGGCAGAGAGACTGCAGCGTTTGGCGGCAGTGAGCTTGCGGCTGCAGGTGCGCGTGAGGTGTTTCCAGATTCTACGGCGGCAGAGCTGTTGGCCAGTGTAGCAGGTGGCGTGAGTGGGGACATAGGCGGCACTGCAGCAATTCGCCGTATGGCTGATGATGTGCCTCCACCGCCCATAGACACTGAATCCTCTCGTCTGCTAGACGACATTGAGCAAGCAGCCGCGCCTGCTCCGGCCAAACTATCCCGTGCTGAAAATTCTGTGATAAATGAAAAAGTTGGGACAGGCCGAAAAGTCCGGCAAGAGGCAAAAGCCGAGGCTAGAAGGATAAAAGAAAACTTTGATCCAGCTGAAGGCTGGGCACCCATAGAGGTGTCTAACGTCAAAAAAGATAAAGCAGGTGCGCCCAAGAAAATAGAGTTTAAGAAAATACCTTATGGTTACCAGAACCCGCCTGAGGGCATCAATGTAGAGACGTATAAGAGCCAGCTGGCTGATGGCATCGTGCGTGAAGTAGATGACGTGGTGCGGCGTGCAGAGCAAGGTGATGTAGCGGCTCTCGATATACTGGCGCAAGCCAATTGGTATCGTGGTATGCGGGACCAGTTGCGGTCTGAGTTTGGCGGCATTGGTGATGTGTTTGCCGACATATTGGGCACCACGAGCGCACAAACAAACGTAGAGCAAAATTTTAAGAACGCGATGGAAATATTGCGTCGATATAGCCGGGGCGAGTACGACAATGAGCTGGCCGCGTATCAACGCCGCATTGATCAAGGGCTTCCGGTAGATGGCAAGACTTTAACTAGATTGCACAAAGAAGGTGAGTTCCCACTAATTACTAAAGCAGGCGGTGAGCTGTTCAACACCAACAGCCCGTCCTCAATGGGCGCGTTGCTGGACATGTTTCGTTCAGTTAAAACAGGCAGCTCACCCAAAACGCCAAACTTCACGGGTAATCTGATAGGTCTGACCAATGAGGCCACAGTGGATGTTTGGGCAGCGCGTATGCTTCGTAGACTATCGGACAGACCACGCATACCTCCGGCTGCAGAACAGGGTGTAAGCGGAACGCACTTGGTAGGTTCTACTTTGTTTGAGCCGCGTGTTGGAGGGGAGTTTGGGTTTGGGCAGGATGTTTTCCGAGATGCCGCCAGACGTGTAAACGAATCAGGTAGGGTGCGCGACGTGTCTCCTGAGCTGGGCGACCTTGGCCCTGATGACCTGCAGGCGGTAGCGTGGTTTATCGAAAAGGAGAGATGGACCAAGAACGGATGGACAACCAAAGCAGGAGAAGGTGGCTCTCTGGAATACGAGATGTCTCTTGCCGGAGCGCCTGACCAGAATACGGTGGACAGTCTTCGACGCGCTATCAATCAGGGATTTAAGACACCTGCAAAGCGCAAGAAAGAAACGGATGACGAGTATCAAGCGCGTGTCGCCGTGGCTCGTAGCACGTTTGAGGAGAACCGGGATCAGATGCAGGCAGAGCTTTCTATCATGGAGGCACCGCTGCAAAGATATCAGCTAGGCATATCTGGAGAGAGACCTAATCAACCCATGAGTAATTACGCTCAAGCAGAGTTAGCTGCGCCGATTGACGATGCTGTAAGAAACGATCAATCTGTGGCCACTTACAATATAGCTAACGCCTACGGGTCTTTCATGGGAGACACCGAAAGGGCATTGAACGCTGAATTTGTGGTGCGTCAGGATTTTAATCCAGAAAGACTGCGTAACTCCTTAGTACAACAAGGCAAAGAGTATGACCAAGATGCGGTATTCATGTCTCGAGTTGTGCCTTCAGGCACTCCGAATGCAAGGCCCGGTGTAGAGATTTATTTTAAAGAGTCTGTGACCCCGGCTCAAATGGCCGCAGTAACGCAAAGACTTAGAGAGAAAGGAGTTGATGGGTTTACTTATGTAACGGATATGCGGTTTGATGACCGCATAAATCGTCAGACCAGATCAGGCGATCCAGAGACAGCGGCGCTCACAGGACTGAGATTTCAGTATATACCAGAGTTCGACGACGCCTTTGATCCTGCTAGGTCTAGCGAAATATACGCAGAGCAAGAAGACTTGTTCCGTGATGTTGTGGCTGATACTATTGCCGATGGCGGCGTGTCAGATGCGCGTTTGACTTTTTACGATACAGAAGTTTATTTCAGAGACGATTACGATGAGTACCTTACAAGATCAGCTTCAAAGAGAAATCCAGAAGCGCGGGGAGAACTCGCCACTGGCGCAGATGATCCGCAATCAAATCGCAGCGGAGAAGGGAGGCCAGAGCCTCCAGAATCTGTATCTAACAGGGGCAGTCAAGCGGCCACGCCAAAAGTAACCGCCACAAATAAAAAAGGTGAACCCTTAGGCATAAACATTGCTGTTGACCGAAACGGCACAGATTATGCGGACCTTATCATTAAGGGCACTAAAAAATTTGAAAGTCGAGAAACCCCCTCTTTAAAACCTTACGTCGGTAAAAGAGTAGGCATTGTTCGCACTGGAG